CCCCGGCCGCGCCCCCGGCGGCGTCCCCGGCGGCGGCCCGGGCGGCGGCCCTGGCGGCGGCCCTGGCGGCGGCCCCGGCGGCGGCCCTGGCGGCGGCCCAGGCGGCGTCCCCGGCGGCGGCCCCGGCGGCGGCCCAGGCGGCGTCCCCGGCGGCGGCCCTAATTGTCTCGTCGCCCGTCTCCAGGTATTGCCGGACTATCTCCGGCATAACCCAGAGATGCGCGACGGATAGCGCACACCAACGGGCAAACTCATACATCAACGCGTCCGTTTCGGCGGCGGACAGCATGGCGACGACCGTGCGTTCGGTGGCGCTAACTTTGTCGGCATTGGAGCCTGTGCCCTGCACGACCGTTCCCGACAGCGTGACGGCGGTCAGCGCGCAGCGTTGCGGCATATATCTCAGCGCGTCGGTGAGGCGCGGGCAGGCGTGCAGCCCGGCCTCGCAGACGACCGGCGCAACATCTACGGTGAGCGTTTCGCCTACGCGTATCTCGCGCTTGTCATCGTAGCGCAGGCGTGGTATGCCGCCGTCGTCAACTTCGGCAAAGTGCCACATCAATATATCCACTTCATTCCTCCTCTGGGCCGCGCCCGGAGACGCGGCCTGGTTATTTTATGCCTCCACGGCCTGCCAAATCTCGACCACCACATCGGCCACGTCCTGCCGGTATTTGGGGTTCTCGACCTTGACCTTGCGCCCCTCCTGCATCACGGGCGTCTCCTTGAGCAGTCGGTCCAACAGCGCCCCGACCAGCGATTCCCCCGGCGGGTTGGCGCTCGACACCGCCCGCCCGATGAGGACGCCCAACAGATCATTGTGGCTGCCCTTGCTGTCCAGCAGCTTGTCGAGCGTGCCGGACAGCAGCCGATACTGCGGCAACGACGCCGGACCATCGCTGTTGGCGTGCTGGTTTTTGGCCCACTCGACCAGTTTGGCCGGGTTGCCGGTGAGCGTGTCGGCAATGGCGCGGTAGTCGGGGCCGTCCTCAAACGGGTTGTCAAAATCGTCCTCTACGGCGCTGGCGGGGTCAAATTCGGGGTCAAACTCCATCTCGGTAGATTCTCCCGTGATTTCGCCTGTAGCGGCGTCTACGGCCTGTGTGGGCTGCTTGCGGACAGGCTGCGGGTCCGGTTCGGCAAAGAGAATGTCGCCGTCGTCCTCGACTACGTAATGCCGCGCCGTAGGCAGTGCCCGGTCCATCTCGGCGTCATGGATGCGACGCTCCAGGATTTGGAGCCCCTCGTGCTCTTCAGACGGATTGGCCGCCAACAGCGAATCGAGGCTGAACTCGATCTTGAGCGCCATCTTCATGGCACGCCGCCGTGCGACATCCTCCTTAGACCGCTGGGCCGGGATCGTATCCGGCTTCCGGCTATTTGTGAGCTTGTCGAGCTTCCCCTTCTTGGCCCACACGCCGTAGCCTTTGGTCATGGCCTCCTCGGCCCCAAAAATCTGGTAGACCTGCGCCTTGTCCGAGCGCCACAGATAGACAATCGCGCCGGCGTCCTCCGGGTCATAGAGGTCGCCGCGCCGCTGCCGGAGCTCGTCCTCCGGCATGGCGACCGCGTGCAGGTGGTAGCTGATGCCGTGGCGGGCGCAATAGCGGTCCGCAGCCCGCTTCCAGGACTCGATGCCCGTATCCACCGCCCAGCCGTTCTGAAATGGGATCAGGTGGACATCCTGGCCGGGCACAAGCCGGTAAAACACGCACAATTGCGCGGCCCGGTAGAGCGATTCCTCCAGATTGCGTTCGGCCGCGGCGCGATATTTCTCGGCCAACTGCCAATCCTGAAGCCGGGCCGACGGCAGCATGACGCGCATCCGGTCGGCCACCGCCGCGATCTCATCGCGGCTGCCGAAGACCGCCGGGGCGTCAAACTGCCGCTTCGTTGGCGCGAGCGCGGTGTTCTCCGCCGCGCCCTTGTCCTTGCCGTTTGTCGGAACTAAGATTGTCGTCACATTACACCTCCTGCGCCGGCGAACGCCACCTGATCATAATAGGCGGCGAGCGCCGCGTAGTCCGCGTGGTCGGATTCTTTCCAGTCCTCAGCGGCGGCGTCGTAGCCGTTGCGCTCATCCTCGTTGCAGCAGGCGCAGCGCGGCTCCTGTTTCCAGAACTTGCGCTCGCCGTCGGCATAGTCGCGCACGGCGACCTGCGCCTCACGCCATTCCGCCATCGCGATTGTGGCCGCTACGTCCCAGCCCTGGCGCTCATAGTCGGTGTGGCAGGACTCACGGCTGTAGCCTGCGCTGTGTAGGAATTTGCCGTGCTGGTAATCCTGCTCGCGCTCGACCTGGAGGGCGTACAGTGCATCGGCGACCTGCCGGTCGAGACTGCGCTGCGTGATGTTCTTGCTGTTGCTGTACAAATCGGTGATAGCCATGATATACTTCCTGTATCCTTTCCTCTTGGTAGCGGGGGGGTCTGGCCCGGCGGCGTCTGCACGCGTCGCCGGGCCGTTTTGTGTTAGCGACCTGCCCAGCTAATCAGGCAGGCGATGCAGATGCCTAGCATCGGGATTCCTACGGCGGCCATTACTACTACGTTCTCGACCATCGGTGCAAACTGTATGAGTGCGTCCATCTGTCTGTCTCCTCTCGTCTTCGGCGGTCCATCCGCCTCTGATACCATTGTAGCACGGTTATAAACCATTGTCAAGCGTTTTGGCGACGAATTTATAAACTCGCCCTTGACAATTATCCGAAAACGTTTATAATGTCGATAGGAGGTTCTTTTATGGCGCACAAACCAGAACAAATCTGTATTTCTACATGGGTATCACCTGAGCAATTGCGGCGGCTGGACTCGCTGGTCAATCTATCGTCAACCTCCCGCGCGGAGATGTTGCGGCGGCTGATTGATCAGGCGGCCAGGCGACAGATAACGGCACTCGAACAAATGGCAGCAGTTACCAATGAGCCGGAACGGGAAATCGCATGAACGCCTCGCCGTGGTTCCTGGCGGCGTTCGCGCTGGCGCTGTGGCTGGCGGCGCGGGCCGCGGGGTGGGTATGAGTACGTTCTACCTGACCCATCGGCCCGACCTGGGCGAACTCTCTGCGGGTATATGGCCCGACCGCAAGCGGCCCATGCTGTGCATTTCACGCGGGACGACGGCGGAGGTTATCGCCTACTTTCGGGACGATGCCGCACAGCGTGCGTTTGAGCATTGGCTGACCGCGGTGCTTTGTGACTTGCGGCCCGACCTTGTGGAGAGCCACTCCGCGGCGCGGGCCGCGGGGTGGGGGTGTGATGATGCCGCTGGAGGCGGCTGTATCAATGACAAAACTGCACCTATGGCAATTCGGACCGGATAAAGTCGTGGCCACTGATGAAGCGGATGTGCGCGCCGTGATGCGCGGAATCGTTGGCGAGGCATCGCTCAATTCGGACTATGACGATGATGAGCCTGATCTGATTGATGACGACCGACTTATCACGATTTTCAACGCATATGATGACGGCGAGAAGGTCACCAAATCGGCGCGCGAGTGGGCAGATGAGAATGGGCGCGGCTTTTTGTGCTCGACGGAGTATTGACGTGGACCGCGCCTCGTGGTCCCTGCTATCACGCTAGTGCGTGCGCTAGCACGATGGCTCGTGGTCGGCTGCGCCGTCGCGATTGCCGCAGTGACGTGGGCGGCGCGAATGGGAGGATGAAGACTGATGCAGGTAAAGGCAATTCGGCTGAATGCTGAATCTAAGCGCGGGCTGACACTAATTTTACGGCGACTCGTAGACGATTTCGACAACGCATTTGACGATCTGTTTCCGGATGCTACCGATCGGCAGATCATGGAGATTGCCGCGGCGATAGAATGGTTGGAACAACACACCTACGACATTTATGGTTAGGAGGAATATCATTTACGACATCACGCCGCAGTCAGACGGCTCGTATCTGGCGCAACTCTGGGACGCAGACGGCGACTATTTTAGCGCGGTGCAGCCGAACGACGACGCGGCCCGCACCTGGGTGCGCGAGACGTATCTGGCAGCCGACGCCGACAGCACGCGCGGCGGCATGGCGGTCGCGGCATATATCGTGCTGGCCGCGCTGATGACGGTCGCGGGCGGCTTCGTCACGGGCTTCGTGTTGGCGTGGCGGTGGATGTAGCGAGCAAAGTGACCGGGGAAGGAAGGTGATAATTGATGGCATTGCCTGATGAAGTCAGACTGGACATCGCTCACCAAGCGATTGCTATGTTGACCGCCGAGAACGCCTACCTGCGCCAAGAACGAGACGACCTGCGTGGTCAGCTCGCGGCGCTGGCCGCCGAACGGGATGGCCTGGCCGAGCGGTGCACGCAATTGGAGCAGGACATCGCCAAGTTGAAGCTGCTTTATGCCGACGAACTCACTCGCCTGGCGGATGAGATGGCCGATTATGTGGACGTGACGCTATGCCGCCGCACCACGCCGGTCAGCCCGGCAGAGGAGGAGTAATGTCCTGGCAGGATGACGTGCGCGCCGAACTCAAGCGCCTCGGCCTCTCGCAGCGAGCACTAGCCCGGCAGGGGCGAGTAGCTAGGCAAAAACAAAAGCCCCGACGGGTGGTCGGGGCTTGAAAGGACATGCGGTTGTGGAGAGTGGCTATGTGGTTGTCTTACGAGGACGTCCGCCGTGCTTGCCATTGCGGCGGGCGGCTTCAGCTTTGGCGGAGCTGGTGGACTGGCCGCCGCGCCGACCCAGTGTGGCGGCGGCAGATTTAACGGCGATGTTTTCGACGATTATCTCGATGGCTTGCTCGCGAGTAAGGCCGTTGACTTCTTCGCCGTTGTCCGTGACCCAGTATCCACTGGCATCAAGGCCGACGACGGTCGTATCGGCTACCGGCTCATGTTCGCCGCTGTTCGTCAGGGCATCGATAGACCGGATTGCGAGTGTGCGGGCGGTTTCGTCGTTCATGGTGTGTCTTTCTGCCCGGCTTTGACCCGCCGGGCTGGGTTGGTGTGGTGTGGTGGATTAGAAATCTTCAGGAGCCATTTGGCTGCGAGTGGTAGAAAATCTGTCGTCCAGGTCATTGATGTCGCGGTCGAGGTCGATATGTGCGCTGGCTTTCCATTGCTTGACGATGCGAACGGTGGCTTTTGCTTCGCCGTTGCACCAGGCGGTAAAGGCGTCGTTGACGGCGGTCATAATCTCATTGATGTCGCTCGATTGGCCTTTGGCTGCGGTCAGAAGTTCTTTGGCTTTAGCGTATGCGCCGACGTGAAAGCGGTCCTTGCTGGCGGTGTCGAGGAATTTGCTAACCTGCGGGTGGTTTTTCCCGCGTCCTTCAAATTCGATTCCGGTATATTGGCAGGTGATGGTTTTCATGGTGCTGGCTCCTGTGTCTGGTTGTTTGCTGTCTCTGATACCATTATAACTCATGCGCTTGGGTTTGTCAAGCATTTTGCGCACGAGTTTTCGAGGAGTAACCTTAAATTTGTGAACCGTCCCGGAGGCACTCAATGACCCTGGCCCAACAGCGCAACGACGAACTGGTCGCCCTGCTCGGCGCGGACTTCTTGCCGCTGACCGACCGCAATCTGGTGGTCGAGTTCTACTACAGCGGCGGCGACGTGTCGTTTGCGGGCGTGGCGAAGGCCGCAAACGAGGTGACACATGCCGACCTGGCGGAGTAACCGAACCCCATATGAAAACAAAAAACGAGCATGAGCTATTAGCAATTGTACAGAAGTACTACGAGAACGAATCATTTAATGTCTGGATGGCGCGTCTCGAAGAAATGCGCGACGAAATGCTCATTCGTTGCGCTGTAGAGGGCCATGACATTCGTGCCATTCCGGGGGTCGAGGGCGAAATTTGCGTCAGATGTGGATGGCAACCGAGCTCGCCGGCCGCGCAGGAGGCTACACATGCCGACCTGGCGGGATGACATCCGCTACCAACTCAAATTTCGTGGCTGGACGCAGGCCGAAGCGGCAAAACGTATCGGTGTCTCTCCATCCTACCTGAGCGACATCCTGGCCGGCAGACGTGCGCTCACGCCGCGGGTCGCCGTGCGGCTGGAGATGGTAACGAGTCTCATCGCGTGGCGGTTGCTGTTTGAGCAGATGCAAGGCGACATGGCTGCGGCGTATGCGGCGGAGTCGCAGCGCGAGCACGCGGCGGCTGTCCAAACCGACAGTTGCGCGGACGCGGAAAAGCGTGTATAATGGGGACACAACTAAACGACGAGTGGCGGCGTCGGGTTTGGACGGATAGCAGAGCATCTATCTTGAGATGATGCGGCGTGGTTTGGCATCCCTTTGCTATCCGGGGGGCCGCCAGCCCTAGCCGCCAGGCCGCATCATCTCAGCATAGATGCTTTTTATTCCAGAAAGCTGCCCCCATGTTTGAACGCGACCTCTCCTTTGCTATTGACGCGATTCATGCCGAACTGAATGACCTGATCGGCAAAACAGGGCTGTGGGTCAAATTGCGACGTTGGTTCCTGTATCGAGAGTTGCGCCGGTTGGAGGGGATGATTCCCAGTGACTAACTTCAAGATAGCCATCAACCGGCAACGCTTTGTCGAAAAGCCTGGACAGGATATGTTGTGGGAGACGTTCAACTCCAACTTTTTTAACATGGAGGTGGACGTGCTCCGACTGTGCAATGCCATCTACCTGGGCCATGCGTACTGCCCGTGGATGGACGGCAAGCGCAAGGTGGAGAACTTCCAACTGGCGCAGCATATCGCGATTGACATGGACTGCGGCGACGAGCGCGCTACTCTGGACTCGCTGATCCAACACCCGCTTGTGGTGGCCTATGGCGGCATTGTCCACGAGACGCCAAGCCACAAGCCAGACGCACCACGCGCACGCGTCATCTTCATTCTTGACGAACCGATCACCAATGCCGACGGTTACAAGGCGGCGATCCAAGTCGTGACCGATCTCTTTGATGGCAGCGACCCCGCGTGTGTGGACGCGGCCCGCTTTTTCTATGGCAACGGCAGGTTGTACATGCTGACCAGGCCAGAGGCCATTTGGTTCAACCCCGACGCCTGTCTACCGCTATCGGAGTTGCGCCGCTATGCCAAGATGCGGAATGAGCAGCGACGGGCGCAAGCGGTTTCGCCTACGCCGTGGCGAGTGGCTCCCCCTAGCAACACCTTTGACCCTGACCATGTGACGGACACCATCATCGGCAAGGCGTCGGCGGGCGAACGCAACCGGCTCGGCTTCTGGCTGGCCTGTACGTTGGCGGAACACGGCCAGAACAGGATCGCAACAGAGGGGTATCTTCGCCGATACCAGCAAGCCGTAGAATGGTTGGGCAAGGACGCCTATACGCTCCACGAGGCGCTATCGAGTGTGGCAAGCGCATTTAGAACAGTGACCGCATGACACGACCACCTTGTGAGATATGCGGGCGTAATGGAGCAGGAAAGGGGCGTTGGGACACTGACGGCAAGCACTACATATGCGTGCGGTGTCGCACCCAAAGACAGCACGAAGCTGACAAGGTGAGAGCGCGCGCTGCTTCTGTAAAACGTCGCATTCTTCGCGAACGTGGACACAAGTGCCAGCAGTGCGGGCGGCCTATGGACGTATTACATGCTCACCATTTGGTCGAACTCTACCGGGGTGGGAGCAATCGTGATGACAATCTCATCCTTCTGTGCGCTGACTGTCATCACCTAGAGCATGTGGGCTGGAGCGCCGCAGGGGAAGCAAGGCGCGGGCAAATATGAACGGCTTTACTCAACTCCCCAACTGGCTAGTCGAAGCTATGCCGCAGATGCCCGCGAGTACGTTCCAGGTCGCGGTCGTCATCGCACGCCAGACGATAGGCTATAGCGATGGCAATGGGGGACGCCGCGAGTGGGACAGAATCAGCCTGTCACAATTCATGGACGCAACCGGCTTGAGCCGCCAGGGGGTGTTGAACGCCATCGACGCCGGGTGCGGCAAATGGTTTCAACGTCGCGAGGTCGGACAGTATTTCGAGTATCAACTAGTCAACTCAGTGTACCAGTCAACTCAGTGTACCAGTCAACTCAGTGTACCAGTACCAGTCAACTCAGTTGACCAGTTAGAGCCAAAACTAGTCAACTCAGTGTACCAGTCAACTCAGTGTACCAGTCAACTCAGTGTACCAGTACCAGTCAACTCAGTTGACCAGTTAGAGCCAAAACTAGTCAACTCAGTTGACCCACAAAAGAAAGAGAAAGAAAGAGAAAGAAAGACGCGCACGCGTGCCGACGTAACGGCGCAGCGGGCAGCCCAGATCATGCGGCAAAACTACACGGACGTGGAGCCAAGACTTTTGACCACGCTCACCAATCATGTCAAGCGAATCAGCGGGTACAGCATCCTGATCGAAAAACCAGGTACGGATGAGTTGGAGGACCAACTTCGCGACGATGCCCATAAACTCTACGTGCTGGGCTATAACTCTGACGAATCCATGTACGAACTGGAGGAGGCATGGAAGCAGTACAGCGCCAACTTCGCAAACAAGATGCCGGGCAAGGATCAACTTTACAAGGTTGGTCTCCGGCTGTCGAGTGGCGCATTCAAACAGCCCAACAACGGAACCGGTGCGGGCTTGACCCTAGTCCCCTGGGAGGACGCACAGCAAGATGATAGCTAATGAAGCCCTGGACATCGACCTGTTTTTTCGAGAGAACTTGCAGCCGTCTCACTTTGCGGCGGTGCGCGCACGCACCCGCTTGGCGGCCATGCGCCAGGGGAAAGTGGGCTTTCGCCTGGGACTGCCGTCATTGGACGACTTTGTACGGTTGGAGCCCGGGCAATTGCTGACCGTCGCCGGGCGTAGCGGCGTGGGCAAGACGGCCTTCGGGATGCAGTTGGTGTACACGGTTTTGCAGCAGATGGACGCCCGCAACGACCCCGGCGTCGTGTGTATCTTCAGCGCCGAGATGGACGGCGAATCGTTGATGCTGCGCGAGGCGTGCGCTGTCGAGAATATCAGCTTTTGGCGGGTGCAGACAAACGACTGCCGTCCAGATGAGTACGAACGCATAGACCGGCGCTTGGAGCAGATGGGAGACAAGCGCGTGTTTGTGGATGAGAGTCCCGCTCCGACGTTGGAACACATGACGGCGCAACTCAAAAACCTGGCCGATGACGGCGTGAAGATCAGCCTGGTGCTGTTCGACTACACCGAACTGGCCGGCGAGTTTGACCGCGACGAATCCAAGCGGGTGAACAAAATCAGCCGCGGCTTGGCAACTCTCGCCAAGAAATTCGCCTGCCCGGTCGTGACCCTGAGCCAACTCAACCGGGACATCGAAAGCCGGGGTGAGAAAGTGCCTTCCATGCGCGACTTGATGCACGGTGGCGAACGGGACGCGGCCTGCATCGTGATCCTGGTCAGGCCGTGGAGCTATGACAAGACACAGCCGCGGGAGCTGATCAACGCGCATGTGGTCAAGAATCGTTTTGGCCCGCAAGGTGATGGCGTGTTGCGCTTTGATGAAACGTCGCTGCGTTTCTACAGCGCCGTATTGGAGCGCAAGTCTCTGAATGGCAAGGTGGCCGCGTGATTCTGTCAGCGGTGCGCGTGGCAATGGCGCAGCCGCGCATGCAGTTTTCGCGCAAGCGAGAAGGGGAGGAGGTGACAGCGTGAGACATCGATGGGACGAAGGCGAGACGTTCATGGATGAGATTATCTCGTTTTGCACCGTCTGCGGCGGCGTGCGGGTGCGGGAACGACGCGAGGGACTGGACTACATCAACTTCGATAGCTTTCACCTGGACATGGTAGGCCGCACGCGTAGGGGTTGGCATTATGACGGCACACCCCGCAGTTGTCCGGGACCGGAATTAGTCGAGAAACAGGAGCCAAATGGAACAGCCGCAGGAGGCGGCACGCCATGACAACCATAGATAGCAAGATCGCAGTTGATTTCATTAGTTCATTCAGTCTAATTTCAGCCGAAGTACATGAGAACGCCGTCGCGCATGGCTGGTGGAACGAAGAGCGTAATGACGGCGAAATGATTGCGCTCATGCACTCGGAATTGAGCGAAGTATTGGAAGCCATCCGCCACGGCAACCCGCCTGATGATCATATCCCTGACTTTAGCGGCGTTGAGGCGGAGTTTGCCGACGTGATCATTCGCATCATGGATATGGCGGTTGCGCGCCAGTTGCGGGTGGCCGAGGCTGTATTGGCGAAAATCAAATATAACCGTGGTCGTCCATTTAAGCACGGCAACAAAGCATTCTAAGAGGCACGCCGTAACCAAACCCATAGCTAAAGCAAGGGGTATCTCGAAAGGAGATTTGATGAGCGACGAGGAGACCGACCTGCGCGCCGACATTGCCAAGCTTCATATTGATTGGGATAGCGCGCCACATTGGGCCAATTGGTACACACAGGATCAGCACGGCGAATGCTGGTTCGACTATGAGCCGGACTACTCTGATGGACGTTGGCGTTTGAGTGAGCAATACCCGCAAAGTAAATTCATGCAATTTTCCTATCGGGGTGGCTGGCAGCAGGCTATTGCTAGGCCGCAATCTGTCCGCAATGCTGAGCTTTGCCGCAAGCGTACCAAGCCGAAATCGCAGTTGACGGTTTGGGAAAAGGCGGGCGAATGGGCAGAATTGCGCGACGAATTGGCGAGGGCGATCTATGCGGCGCGTAGATATAGCCAAAAATAACGTGCGTGCATTGCGGAACAGGAGCCAACGCCATGAGCGACCAAGAGACCGCCCTGCGCGCCGCCATCGCCAAGCTGCACGCCGAGCTCGACGCCCTGACCTGCATGCCGCAGGCCGACGGCAAGCGCCGCGAGCTGCGGCATCAGATCGCCGAGTTGACGCAACAGATACACGCGCTGCACCGCGACGAGGCGCGGCGGGAGAAAGGAAATGGAGGCCGTAGGATATGAATGCCCATCCTGAATGGTTAGCGGATCTGCTGGCTACTTTGCGAGAGTTGTGGCCCCTGGATCGCGTTCTGAATGTAGTAATGCAGGATGAAGATTTTTGGCAATTCTTTGGATACGATACGGCGGACGGTGCATGTCAAATCTTGCCCGAACTTATCCAGATACACATTCGCTCTACGGCTGAAGATACAGAGTATTGGCACGATGTCCTATATCACGAATACGCCCATGCCATTCTCGCGCCATTTACGGAGGTGACCGACCCGACGCCCGCCTTTACGGAAACCGTCGAGATGCTAACCAAGCGTCTGGGTGGACTGTTGGATTTTGCCGTGCGGATGAAGGCGAGCCGCAGGGTCTGATGAAAATATGACCACCTCACACGAAGTGGAGCACCAACTCACCTTCGCCGCGGCCCGCGCCGCCGCGCCGCAGCGGTTCCATGAGTCGCAGAAGCGCGGCGCTGCGGCCACGGTGGACTACTGGCAGCAACCCAAGCCGCCGGAATGGTTGGACTGCGACGCCGCCGAGTTTATCAGGCTGCTAGAAAGGGGGGCGCCTACTATGACCAGAGAAGTAATTGCGAAAAATGGTTTTCACTATCGGCTCAAGCCGGGGCGACCTGACATCGTACAGGTTCAGGACACGCCCGGCGCGCGCTACCGCACGCACATGATCTGTCGCGCATCCGGCGAGTACAGCGCGGAGGAAATCGCCGCAGCCGTGCTAGCGATGATGGGACATTTGTCCCCGCCGGCGAAGGGGCGCATCCAGGATGTACCGGAGGTGCAGCCTTGACTTTCATTGCATACTTGCTATCGGCATTACTCTACATTGCCGTGCCGGTTGCGCCGGACAATCTCCTGCACGTCGTCGTGACTTATGACGGGGACTATGACGGCGTGTGGGAGGGGGTTGGTCCCGGTATTTTGGTGGGCGTCGGTAAGGCGGGCAACGAAACGTACAGTTACACGGACGCCAATTCGCAGGCCGCGTATATTGTGCAGCCCGGCGTGTGGATCGCACGGGCGTTCCCGAAGCCGACGAGACCGTTTTACGTCTGGTTATGTGGAGACTACATCGACGTACAAAAACCGGAGGAGACCCTAGCCCTCAGATGTTATGAGAAATTTTTCCTGCGTTTCCCGTTTTTGAGCCATTGAGGAACCTAGCACTATGACTGCCCGTGACATGCTCCGCGAAACGAAACTATCCCGCAGGGGCGGGGCAGCCGCATCACGCAGTGGGCGTGGTGCTCCGCCATCTGCGACCGAATTCCGCCGCCGTACTCGCGCGGCAGGTATCGCCCAGCGTACCTGCCGCGTCGCAACGCCGTGCGGCGGCGAGTGTTGCTGTCGCGGCGACATCCGCCATGTGTACCACATTTGCAACGATGAATTTTGTGAAACCTGTCACAGGGACCAGTACGAGCCGTTCCCGGACGGCGGTCAGCCGCGACGTGTGCGGCGCCGCGTGGTGGCCGTCCAGCCCGGCACGCTCAATGTATTCCGGCTGGTCATGGCCGGTCGTGAGGACAAGCTGCGTAAGGCGCGGGAAGCACGAAAGGTAAGCTAACATGCCCATCCGCACCTACATCGCATTGCAACAGGAGCTAGAGCGCCAGCAGGCGCTAAACCATCTGCTCGTGCAGACGCTGCGGCAACTGCGCCGCAAGCACAACGCGCTGCGGCGCGCCTTTCGGCTGAGTATGGACCATGCCAAAACTATTCCTGCCCACAGCCTTCAGCGCGACCGGCGTTAGCCGCGCGGATGCCCGCTACCATGCCGAGCTAACGCTGGCCCTTGCACCACAATGGGTCTGCAAGCACGTGGAGCTTCCAGGAGGCACGAAACGACTGATTTGGTATATTCCCCTGCAAAACGCAGGAAGGCGCAAATAGCCCGGCGGGTGAGGCCGCTAGACAGCGGCGCGCATTGGTGATACACTGCACAAAGACGCCGGAGGTGTCATTATGGTAGTCAGTCTCCGAGGACTTTATCTAGAGTTTGCTCACGACCGGCCTGCGGACTGGGACTTCCTGCGCCGTTGGCAGCCGTCCGTTGTGCGGCTCAAAGTCAACGGCAGCCATACCGACCCCAATAGTATCTCCATTGACAAGATACAGCGGCTATATGATGCCACCGGCGCACGTGTCCTTATTCGCTGCTGGGATGTAGATGACCGACGCGGCGACGGTAATCCCGGCATATATGCCGAATTGCAGGCGGACGCGTGGCAATGCGCCCTTGATTATCACAATTACTGGCGGCGTTTCATGGACCGCTTGCCGGCGGCGCTGCGTGACAACGTATGGGCAGGTGCAATCAATGAACCGCATCCCGATCTATTCCCGCAAACATTTGAGTTCACGGACCGTTTACTGGAGCTTGGCACACGTGACGGCGTAGGCTACGGCGTGTTCATGTTTTCCGTTGGCACGCCGCCGTTACCGAGCGAAAACATGCCGTTCGGTTGGCAGAAGTTCTCCGTATTTGACGACCGCATTGCGGACGGCGGCCATGTCGCTGTAGTGCATGAGTATATGCAGCCGGAGGGTATGTATGCGGTTTGGACCGACGACACAGGACGGCAAAGACGAGATTACGGGTATCTCATCGGCAGGCATCTTTCTAGCGGTCTCCGCCGCGCGCCGATTATCATTGGTGAATGGGGAATTGAGGGACTCATTTACAACCGCCATCCTGATCCGGCTCATGGCGGCCATAGTGGCTGGCTCAATTTCAGAGAGCTATGGGGACCGGAGCGATATGCCGATGAGTATGTAGAGTGCATCCGGCAAGCTGCGCCGAATGTCATCGCTATTTGTCCGTTCGGCTCCGACATCCCGGACCCCAAACATACCTGGAACAGTTTCGACGTTATGCCCGCCTATGGCGCGCTGCTCAGTCGCAAAGAACTATGTATCAAGGCAGACATACAGCCGCCGGTCACGACGTTCATTCCCGTGGTCTCGCAGCCCGGCCCCACGCCGCCCACCGCAGAGACGCCGGAACCGCAGCCGGAACCAACCGCATCTGATTCAACGTGGGAGCGCAGCATCGCTTTTGTGCTAGGCGTCGAAGGCGGCTTGTCCGTCGATCCCAATGACCCCGGCAACTATCGCGACGGAAAATTCATCGGCTCGAAATTCGGAATCAGCGCGGCGGTATGGGGTGACCGTTATGACATCGTCAACCTCACGATTGAGCAGGCAAAGTCCATCTATTTTGAGCACTATTGGCAGGCATCCGGCGCGTCTGTCATGCCGTGGCCGCTATGCCTCGCCCATCTCGATCTGGCCGTCAACGGCGGCGTGGGCCGCGCACAGCAGGCGTTGGCCGAAGCCGGGCCGGACTTCACCCGATTGATGGCGTGGCGGCTGGCGTGGTACACGCGGCTGCCGCAGTTTGACCTATACGGACGGGCTTGGACCAAAAGGTGTGCGGACCTGTTGAACGAGTCAACCCGCACGGTTTAGACTCGTCTCACTCAGACACAGATGTCGCGGAGAGGTACTTGTGAATGGAACCCGGATTCCTGGAGTGGGCAGTAGGGCAGAGTGGTATCGCCGGGCTTGCTATCATGGCTCTTTATACCCTGAACGTGAATTATCAGACCGCCCTGCGCCGAGAGCGCGAATACGCCGAATCCAACCGCGATGACAAAAAACAACTCTTAGAGGTGTTGAGCCAAAACACGGTAGCGTTAACCCGGTTGGCGAGCATGATTGAGAGCATGTCTCATGGATACGAGCGAGAACATACAGGCAAAACTGCAATATAACTATCGCATGTGGGTTGTTCTCTGGGTTGTTTTGGCGATAGTCATTAGCACCGGATGGCTGTATTTCAGTCGCATATCCCCCACGCTAGGACCATCGCTTATGATTATTGGCCCCGTGACGGTGAAGGATGCCGACCTATGTCCGGGCGATATATTGGATTATGAGTACGGGTTTACCGTAAATGAGGCCGGAGTCTATCTGTTCGATACGGGCGTCTGGCGCGTGACGCCGCCTGCAATCATTCTGTTCTTCGATTCGAGGCGCGTGGTTGTGCCGGAACCGCGCACTTGGCAGATCGCCCGCCCGTGGCAGATTCCGAAAACATTTATCGACCCACGCACGGGAGTAGTTGAAAAGTGGATTCCGGGCGAATACGAACGAGTATTGGCCGTCACATCGGTAGGCCGCGATACATTGCCTAGCGTAGTCTCTATCCCGTTTACGATAAAAGAGGATTGCAAGGGCACACCATGAGCAACATTACCGAGACACAGCCCATTATTACATCGGCGACGGTGGTGGCCTTTGTATCGGCAGTCCTGGTGCTTGGCGTATCTTTTGGTCTCCCAATCACCGATGAGCAGCGCAATGCAATTTTAGCCGTGGTCGCGATTGTCGCGCCGCTTGCGGTTATCTGGTGGCCGCAGCGCAAGACGACGCCGCTTGCCAATGCAACCGACATTGACGGCGAAGCCCTGACAAGGTACGACGGCAAGCCGCCGATTGCAGAGCAAAAGGCCATGGGGTTGACGCCAACACCCGCACCGGACAGGGGGAACGTTGTGTGATGCCGGTCATTGTCGCCGCCGACCAGTTGACCGCCCGTGAAGGAGAGGTGCTAGACCTGCTCGCGCAGGGACTTAGCAACCACGAGATAGCGGTAGTGCTGGTCGTCAGCGACCGTACCGTGTCCGCCCATCTGAGCCAAGTCTACGACAAGCTGGATGCCCACACGCGGGGGGCCGCCATCATTCGAGCGCAGGAGCTCGGTCTCGTGCCCAGCGGCGGCGAGTTGCATCCAATAGCCGCGGCTATCATCGTACTGGCCCGGCTCCGCCCCAGTGCGTTGGCGGAAGCCGAGGCCGCGATTGCGGGGGAAGGGGGAAGATAGCATGGGCATAGAGTCGCTCTTAATCCTAGTGGTCTACATCCTGGTCCTGGCGTTGGTCATATGGGCCGTTAGCTTTCTGTTTGCGCGCATGGGGTTGCCATCTGAGGTGCGTATCATTTTTATGGTGGTCGTGACAATCCTGTTCCTGCTCCTGATTTTGCGCCAGTTCGGCGTAGTCTAGGTACTGCAACGTGAGAATGTCTGAGCAACCATCTCTCAACTGGATCGCCGATGGCGATTGGATTCATTTCATCGGCATCATCATCTGGATGCTGTTGTCATTTCTGGCGATTGCGTTCTGTATCGCCGCGCTTGTTTCGGTCCTGAACAATAATGTCGGGCTGGCGATTGTGCAGGCTTTATTAGCCGCCGTGATCCGGCCACAGTATGGGTGGCGGGGATAAAATAGTGGAAGCAATTACGATTCATCTGGCGGACTACCAGCCGCACCCGCGCAACTACAACCGGCATCCTGACGCCCAGGTCGCCGACCTCGCCCGCAGCCTGACGCAGTGGGGTCAGGCCAAACCCATCGTCGTGTGGGGTGGCTACATCATCACCGGGCACGGCGTCGTCGCGGCCGCGCGGTCGTTGGGGTGGGAGACGGTGCAGGCGGTGGACCATACCGCGGATTGGACCGAGCAGCAGGCGTTGGCCTACCTGGTGGCCGACAACGAACTATCACGCAAGGCCGACCCCGACCACGCGCAGTTGGCCGCGTTGTTGGACGAGGTGCAGCGCACGCAGCCGGAACTGGTCGAGGCGGCAGGATATACGGCGAAAGAGATTGAGCAACTGTTAGCGATGACGCGTGGACCGCAAGAGGTGCAAGACGCCGAGCCGCAGATTGACCGTGCGGAGGAATTGCGCGTCAAGTGGGGCGTGGAGCCGGGCGACTTGTGGCAGTTGGCCGACCACCGCATTGTCTGCGGCGACTGCACCGACGCGGAGACAGTGGCGCGCGTGATGGCGGGCGATCTAATCAATTTAGCATTCACGTCACCACCTTACGCCGAACAACGGGACTACGACGAATCAAGTGGATTTAAGCCGATTCCTCCTCGTGAGTATGTCGCATGGTTTGCCGGTGTATCGTCCAATGTGCAAACCCACCTGGCGGCGGATGGATCTTGGTTTGTTAACATTAAGCCAGCAGCCGAAGCGCTTGATACAGAGTTGTATGTGTTTGATTTGGTGATTGCCCACGTGCGTGAGTGGGGATGGCACTTTGTAACTGAATTCTGTTGGGAACGGGCGGGCATTCCAAAACAGGTAGTGCGGCGGTTCAAGAATCAGTTTGAACCCGTCTACCAGTTTGTACGGGGTGATTTCAAGTTCAGACCCGACAACGTGCGTCACGAATCAAAGAACGTTCCCCGCGCCCGCGGCAAGGGCGCGGGGAACACGTCGTGGGCCAAGCATCAGGGTGGCGAATCCATATTCATGTCAGGAATGCAAGGCATTCCTGACTTCAAGTGGTTTGGTGACAACGTGGGCGAAGGCATGGCATATCCTGGCAATCGCTTGCCGACATTCAGTGACACACATGAGGCGTTAGGCCATGCTGCGGCGTTTCCGGTAGGACTACCAGAATTCTTTGTCCGAGCGTATACCGACCCGCGCGATGTGGTCTATGAACCTTTCGCAGGTAGCGGTAGCACTCTCATGGCCGCAGAAAATCAAGGTCGCAAATGTAGGGCGGTTGAACTGTCGCCATCGTATGCGGCGATCATTCTGCAACGCTGGACGGATGCCACGGGTAAAGCTCCGGAACGCATCGGCTCCGTGGAGGCCATCTAGCGTGTGGCTGCCTGGGACCGTCTGCCTAAAGAGTCCGCCAAAGCCTACGCCGCTTTTCGGCAGTATTGCGATATGTCGCCTTTCACGCGCACGATTGATGCGGCCTATGCACGCGCGTATCCTAACCAGGACCATAGCGGCAAACGGGCCGGATGGCAGTGGTTCCAGTGGAGCAAAAAATACAATTGGGGTGTGCGCGTCCTGGTTTGGGACGAACACCTTGCCGATCTGGATCGCCAACAAATTGAGCAACGCCGCCGTGAACAGCGCGAACTTGAATGGGAGATCGCCAAAGCCGGGCTGGAACTGGTCCGCGACGCCTTGCCGCAGGCGACGCAGTTCATCCGCTCCAAGCGCACGGTCATCCCCGGTAACGCCGAAGCGGGTATCCCTGACCGTGAAGTCGTCACGCTGTCATTCGATGTCACCGGCCTGGCCGCGGCGAGTGAGCGTTTCGGCAAGCAAGGCCGATTGAGCAATGATGAGCCTACCGACAACCTCAACCTATCCGGTGCGGCCCTCGACGCCGCCATTGAGCGACAATTGGCACGAATGGCCGACACCGGCGAAGCGGGCGCTGCTGAGGCGGCTGTTGACGACGAAGGCGGAGACGCCGGAGACACAGAGACAAACCGCGGAGATGCGCCGTTGTCGCCATGATGTTGCCTATTTCATCTCGACCTATGTTTATATACTCAACGCGACCGATGAGACTTGGCGCCCCTTTGCCTTATGGCCCGCGCAAAAAGAAGTTCTCGCCGATCTCGAAGCGTATCGGCAGGTTATTGTGCTCAAAGCGCGCCAGTTGGGGCTGACCTGGCTCTGTCTGGCTTATGCGCTGTGGCGAATGTTGTTTCATCCCGTCGCGACGGTAGGCATCTTCTCGCGCACGGAAACGGATGCCAAAGAGCTTTTGGATAATCGGCTCAAAGGCATGTATAACCGCTTGCCGCGCTGGATGCAGACCGCGGCGGTGACGCAGGACAATAAGACTCTATGGCAATTGGACACGGGATCCTCGGCAATGGCATTTGCTACCAATGGCGGACGGCAATATACATTTAGCCTGGTGATGGTAGATGAAGCCGACTTTCAGCCGGACCTGGCGGCATTGATGGAGGCTGTCAAGCCGACAGTGGATGCAGGGGGGCGCATGTGGTTGGTCTCCACTACCAATAAAGACCTGCCAAACAGCCGATTTAAGGCCATCTATCGCGAAGCCAAACGCGGCCATATCGAATGGCGACATATTTTTCTGCCGTGGCACGCGCGACCGGAACGCACATCGGAATGGTATGAGGCGCAATGTGATGAGGATATACGGACGAATGGAGCGTTAGATACAACGCATCAGGAATATCCGTCTACCGACACCGAGGCGCTCGCCCCACGTAGTCTCGACAAACGCATCCCGGCGCCGTGGATTGAAGCGTGCTATACTGAGCGTGCAACACTAGACCCGATTGACGCTCCGGCCATACCGAATCTGTTGATTTGGAAAGCGCCGGAAGTGGGAACTAAGAATCGTCCACCTCGCGCTTATGTCATCGGTGCGGACCCTGCCGAAGGAAATCCGACCTCGGATGAATCGGCGCTATGTGTGGTGGACAAACTGACAGGCGAACAGGCGGCGGAATTAGCCGGGCGCTTTGATCCTACCGTTTTGGCAGGCTACGCCTACCAATTGGCCCGCTACTACAATGACGCCGAGATTATGCCGGAACGAAATAATCACGGACACGCGTTCATCGCCTGGTTCCGGCAAAACGGTAGTGGTCTTACCATTTTGTTGGGACCTGATGGTAAGGCGGGCTGGAACTCGAATAGTCTTGGCAAGACGCTGCTCTATGACCGCGCGGCGGATAATTTCCGGGACGCGGCCCGCGACCAAACGATACTGTTGCATTCCGAGACGGCGTATTTTCAGCTAGCCAGTATCGAAGGGCACACCTTACTAGCTCCCAAAGGCGAACAGGATGATCGCGCCGACGCCTGGGCGCTTGCTAATGCCGGACGATTGCAAATTCAGCCGAAACAAGAGGCGGGCGTATGGTAAATTACACCAACGGTGATACAAATCCTCTCATCAATATACGCTCCGTCCGTGTCGACCGGCTTAATCTGGGCAAGCACGGCACGTCGCACGGCGGCGACCGCGATTACTACGAGGTACTCGGCTACCCGGAAACACTGACGCTAGACGATCTCTACGCCAAGTTCGAGCGCGACGGGTTAGCCGCGCGTATCGTCGAATTCCCGCCGGATGAAACCTGGCGCGATACGCCGACAATCAAAGACGGTCGCGACAAAGACGCCAAAGAGACGACGCGCTTCGCCAAAGCTTGGGCCGCCTTTGCCCAGGCGCGCCGCGTTTATCACTACTGCCGCCGTGTGGATACGCTGGCGGGCATCGGGCGTTACGGCGTGCTGCTCATCGGCGTCGCCGGCAATCAGGCGTTATCCACGCCGATCACGCGGTTGTCGAGTCTCGACCAGGTAATCTATCTGCGGCCTTATGGTGAGTCCGCCGCGGAAATCTATGAGTGGGAGGACAACCCAGCCGACCCGCGTTTCGGGCAGCCGCGCGCCTATCGCATCAATCTCGCCGAAGGCGCGGACGCGCTGACCGGCACAGGCGGCAAAGCGTTCCCGGCGCAACAGGTTATCGTGCATCACAGCCGCGTGATTCATGTCGCGGAAGGGTTGCTCGAAAACGAGGTCTATGGGCGGCCTCGCTTGCAACGGCCCTACAACCGGCTCGACGACATTCTCAAAGTCGTTGGCGGCTCAGCCGAGGCCACGTGGAAGTTGATGCGTAAGGGGTTCGTGCTCAACATCGATCCGGAATTGGACCTGACGCCCGCCGCGGTCGCCGCACTGGAGGAACAGTTCGACGAGTACGATCATGGGTTACGGCGTTATCTGCGAACGCGCGGGATGGATGTAAGCGATCTTGGTTCCGAGGTTGTAGAGCCGCGCGACCTGTTCGACTGTATCATCGACCTGATCTCCGCCGATACGGGCATTCCCAAGCGAATCTTGCTCGGCAGTGAGCGCGGCGAGCTTGCAAGCTCGCAGGACGCGTCATCTTGGGCAGGCCACGTCGCATCGCGCCAGTTGAACTTTGCCGAACCGAACATCCTGCGTCCGCTGATCGACCGGCTGATTGCCTGGGGCGCGTTGCAGCGACCATCCAGCGGCGTCTATACGATTGAGTGGGACCCGCTGTTCGAGATGACCGACCAGGAGAAGGCGACGGTGGCCGACACCTGGGCGGCGGCCGCGCAGAAGGCCGCGACGGCCATCGGCGGGCCGGTGATGACGGCGGAGGAATATCGCGGCGAGTTCACGCCGTTTGCGGCGGAGATGCCGGTTGTGGAGATGTCGGATACGGAACCAACGAACGCAGTTGTCGAGCGCACGGACACAGCGACTCAGGAGACGGGCAATGGAATTTAATCCGATTGGCGCGCATGTTGATGGATTGGCGATTGACTCCGCACAGGTAATCCCACGTCCCGACGGTTATGCCGAGGGTGTGGCAAAATTACTTGCGCAGACGGTGACACAGAATGTACGTTTCACGCTTGATGGCACCACGCCAACGGCCACGCTGGGTTTTCAGCTAGTGGCGGGCGATCCGCCGATCATCATTCCGAGCGGGCCAAACACGATTATCACGGTCATCGAAGAGGCCGCGACGGCAGATTTTCAATTTATCTGGGGCGTCTAAGTGCGTGAATTAGGGGCGTGGCTAACGGAACCGTTCGGCGGCTACCTGGGCGGCGTGCGCCTGGCGGGGGGCGGCTGGGTCGAGGGCGTGTCCGGCCTGTCCTTCACAACGACCTCCACCAACGCCGCCTGGACGCCGACGACCGTCACGAAATCAGGTGGCACGTTGACCTGGCGGGTGTATTCGGCGGCGGGTGTGTTGCTGTTGGAAAGCGTCGCCAACAAGCCGACGTTCAACCTGAGTAGCTACAGCGGCACGAAAACGCTGCGTGTCACGTCGCCGGACGGGTGGGCGGGGCTGACGGCGCTGAACTTTACGGACGTGACGGCGGATATTGCATCGCTGAATCTGGCTGTGGCGACCGGACTGACCTCCCTGTACCTGAACACCCTGACCGGGCTGACGTGGACGGTGGGGGCGAGTGCGCCCATGCCCACCAACCTGACCTCCCTGTACCTGAACAACCTGACCGGGCTGACGTGGACGGTGGGGGCGAGTGCGCCCATGCCCACCGGACTGACCTCCCTGACCCTGATCACCCTGACCGGGCTGACGTGGACGGTGGGGGCGAGTGCGCCCATGCCCACCGGACTGACCTCCCTGACCCTGTACAACCTGACCGGGCTGACGTCGGTCACGGTCTGGGATGGCATCAATGCCATTCACGACATCCGATATGAGAATAATCTGGCGCAGGCGCAGGTGGACGCCGTGCTATCGGCTATCCATGCTAACAAAGCCAACTACACCTATGCCACGCCGTCGCTGGATTTGGCTGGAGTGAACAATGCCGCACCGAGCGGGATCTATCAAAGCACATGCCCGCCGGTGGACGGCAATGAGTACAAATACGACCTTGTCAACGGGATTTGTGAACCGGCAGGGCCGGAATGGGTCGTGGTGACAGCATAGGGGGGCAATCGTGGCCGTGGACGAAATCATCGTCGCCAAGAACGCCAAGGGCGAACTGAGCATCATCCAGGAGCGTGAGACGCAGCCGATTGGCAGCCGCACCGGGTTGCCGGTGGGGACGAGCCTGATCGATAAGGAATTGCTCGCCAGGATTTTGACGTATACCAAGTTCGCTACGACTGACGAATTGGTGGCAGCACTGGGACTGACGGACGAACGGCCCGGCAAGGTGTCGCCGGTGGAGCGCATCCGGTGAGATTCGCCGTCGTCCTTGCGCTGTGGTATCTCGCCCTGTCCATCACGCCGCAGCCGCAGCCCGTGCCCGTCGGGATGGGCGTCTCCGTGGCGCATCAACGTGGACCGGAGATCGCAGACGCCGTGATGGACAAACTGCATCCGCCGCTGGTGATGAATTGGCTGGCCGACGATTGGTGTATGACGACGCCGGAATGTCTGCCGATGGTGTACGGCGCCCGCAATTTGGAACAATACGTTCCAATTGCCAACGACGACCCGACACGAACGTTCCTGCTCCTCAGCGAGACTAACTGTTGCGGTACAAATGACAGCCCGGCCAACGTGGCGGCGTTCGTGCGAAAGTGGGAAGCGGAGACGGATAATCCGTATGCGTGCTGTGGGGTGGTGCAGTGGGCGGGCTGGGAGCAATGGATGAATGGCTACCTAGCCAATAACGGACCGATTCCGCCATATTGGCACATCCATATTTTCGAGCAAGCCGCCTGGCCGCCGATTGCCGAGTTTCAAGCGTGGATGATAGCTCACGACGCCGTGCGGCCCGTCATCGTCACTGAGTTGGCGAACCCGTGGGGCACGGCAGAGGACAATGCCGAACTCATGTCGTGGATGGCGAAGCTGGTCGCTGACGGCACGGTGCAAGCGGCATTATGGTATTCAGCTCCGGCGGACTGGCATCATCTGTGGCCGACCACCGACCTAATGGACTGGGACGCCACCGAGTTGACGCCGCTGGGCGAGCACTGGCTGTCGTTGCAGCCCGGCGGGGCGAACGACCCGCACGCAACGCCGACGCCGGAGCCGACCGCATTGGACGAGGACGCGCAGCCGCGGCGGGTGTGGCTGCCGCAAGTGGGGAGCAATTAAGATGACACTCTATTTTTCCGTCAACCAAACTGCGACGGCGCATGAAGTCATGCACGACGGCCATAGGTACCTGGTCGCGCCCGTCGTGGCGTTGGTGGCCGGCGTCGTCAACAGTCTCTATGTGCCCGCCGATGAACTGAGTAAACACATCGCGGCGTGGAACGGCAGACCAATCAGTCTCGGCCATCCACAAGCCAACGGGCAGTATATCAGCGCCAATAGTCCGGACGTATGGGCTTCTGCCGTCCCCGGCCAGCTTTGGAATGCGCATGCCGACGGTGATAAGCTCAAGGCTGACCTTTGGCTCGATCTTGACAAAGCCGCCAAATTGGGGGATAGTGGTACAAAGATTGTGCAACGTCTACGCTCCAACCAACCCGTTGAGGTAAGCACGGGGTATTTTGCTGATGTGGAATCGACTCCCGGCGTCTGGAATGGTAAATCCTATACGGGCATCACTAGAAATATCCGACCCGACCATCTGGCGCTATTGCCGGATGAACTCGGCGCGTGCAGTTGGATGGACGGTTGCGGCGCGCCGCGGGTGAATAGTGAGAAAAACGATATGAACTCAGAGCAAGAGCGCGGACTATTTCAGCGATTCAAGGATTGGTTGAACGGCGAAGAGATGAGCGATGACGCAGCGGCGTCTGTCGGTCTCGAAACAAATGACGCCAATGGCGTCCGTACCGAAGAGCAGGCGCAGAGCGCCGGGGAGATGGCTATGACAAAAGCGGAACTGGTGACGCAACTTGTCGCCAACGCGGCCTGTAAGTTCGACCGCGACAAACTCGAAGCGTGGGAGGAAGCCGACTTGCAAACCCTCTCGGAGAGTCTGGCGGCACAGCCTACAACGCCGCAAGACACAGAGAATACTGCGCCGCCTGCGCAAGCTTCTTTGCCGCCTGAGATTACGGCGTTCGCCGCCATGATCCAGAATCTGGGCGGCGTGGACAAACTCGGCGCGGCGTTGGGGGCAATCACAGCCAACGCCGATCAGGAGCGAACGCAGTTGGTTGCGGAACTGGTTGCCAATGCCGCGTTCACGGCGGAAGAACTGGCGGTCATGCCCATCGCGACGCTGCGTAAGCTGAATGAGACGTTGCTCCCGCGCGACTTCAGCTTAGCGGGCGGCGTCTTGCGCGCGAATTTTGGCGCAGAGGAAGAAGAACTCGCCATGCCGTACACCAATGGCACAGGAGGGACCAATGGCTAGCAGCACGCCGCACACGATTGTGCTTCGCACCAACAACCCGGATAACAACATGCAGCGCGTCCGTGAGGCTCCCTGCCAGGCGGAAGTCACCATCACGCCGGGTATGTTGCTGGCCTGGGGGACCACCAACACGGTCAAACCTCACGCGACCGCAGCAGGACATGCCGAGGACAAGAAGATCGCGCTGGAGAATCCCTGGAGCGACCACGGTAGCGGCCCCGCTATCGACCATGATTACGCCGCCGCCGAAACAGTCGGCTATATCCCGGCCCAATCCGGCGACCAATTCTACATGTTGCTCGCCGACGGCGAGAACGTGACCAAAGGTGACGCGCTGGTCAGTGATGGCGCAGGAGCGTTGCAAGAGCAGGCGACGGTAGACGCCTCAGTGATTACCGAGGCTATCGTCGGCTTTGCCGCCGAAGCGTTGGACAATAGCGCGGGCGGTGCGGTGGCTCGCATTCGCGTGGACATCGCCTAAAGGAGAGCCGACATGACAATTCCAGCACAAGTTTCCGAGTTTCACACCGCGGCGGGGCAGCGTGCGATTTTGGGTGGACGGCCCATCGTCAACAAGCGCACGGGCCTAGTCACGGTTCATACCGCCCGCGGTCTGGTCGTCAATTCCACGCTCAAGAAAGACGAGTGGGAGGAACTCGACCGTCGCGTCGTGATGGCGGCTATGCCGCCGTTGGTCATCGTCAACTATCTGGTTGGCCGCGGGCTGACACGCCCGTTGGGTGGCCTGGGCACGATGGTCGCTCAGTACAACCAAGTCTCCGAGATGACTGCGGCGACCGCCAACATGCGCGGACACAGTGGCGTCGAGAAGGACCTGATCGATACCGATCTGGTCGGCGTGCCCGTTCCGATCATCTTCAAGGAGTACGAGATCGACCAGCGGCTCTTGCTGGCGTCGCGACGCATGGGCGATGGATTGGATGTGACCAATGGCGCAGCCGCGGCGCGCGTTGTCGCCGAGAAGATCGAGGATTTGCTCATCAACGGCGACACGAGCATCAATCTCAACGGCGCGACCATCTACGGAATCACCAATCATCCCAATGTCAATTCCGGCACGGCGGCTAGTTTCGGCGGTGGCGACTGGGGCACAATCACCAACGTGACGCCGACGATTTCCGGCATGATCACCGCCGCGCAGGCGGATGGCTATTACGGCCCCTATGCCGTGTGGGCCGCGCCGACGCAGTTCAATCAGGCTGCGCTCAACTTCTTCACCGACGGCAGCGGCGACACGGCTCGTGACCGTGTGCTTCGCATGGCGATGGTGGAGACTTTCGAGCAGTCGCCGCAATTGGACGCCGGCGAAGTTGTATTGGTCACGCTATCGCCGGAAGTGGTGGAGATCGCGACGATTCCAGGCTATTTCCCCGTGACGAATGTCGAATGGACCAGCGGCGACGCCATGCTGAATGGTTTCAAGACGCTGGCCGCCATGACGCCGATGGTCAAGTCGGACTATAGCGGGAAGAGTGGACTTGTTCTCGCCACCTCGGCTTAGGAGGAACTATGACGCAATATCGAGTCCTCCCCGGTCGCACCTTCGGTGTGCATGGGCCGGGCGAAATCGTTGATGAGAATGAGTGGGACGCCGCGCCTTATCTCGGCACGCATCTGGAATCGGCGGAGACGAAAGCGCCTCCTCCTGATTTTCCGGACCTTGACGCCCTGGGCGACCTGACGGCGGACGAACTCATCGATGCCATTCAGGGCTTTAACCCGACGCAGCGCGCCGCGGTTATGGCCTGGGAAAAGGCGCATCGCAATCGCGTCACTGTGATCCGGGCACTGGAAGCGGGCAAGGCAGAGATTTCCTCGCCATCAGCTTTTAGTTAGCGAGAAAGGCAATAGACACATGTCTACTCAGTTTTGGAAGCGCGGTCTCGTCATTGTCGCCGCGCTAGCACTTTTGGCGGCGCTAGTGATTGCGCTGCCTTTTGGCGCATCCTATCCGGTCGAAGCCGCGCCGATGGCCGCGCCAACTCCTCTTTCCGTCGTCTACAGTCCGGGCACGAGTACGCTCCAAACAATCTGGTCGTCTGAGGTGATTACCGCGGACGGTTGTTCTTCGCTGTTTGAGATCCGCGACGTGGAATTAATCGATCTCCACTGGATCGTCGATGTAGGCGATGTGAACACGACCACGTTGACGCTGCGCTTCACAAACGAGAACAGCGTGACCAATCTGGTGACGGGCGCTGCCGTGGCAAGCTCAATTGCAGCAGACCAGACGAATCTACAGCAATTCGGGCTATACGGTCGCTACTTCTGTCTCTACGCCGACGTATCCAACACTAATCCGATCACGATCACGGCATTGGGCAAGAGTAAGTAATGTCTACGGCGACCGTTCGGCTTCAGCGGGATGTCGGCGCGACCGAGGCGGAACTATCCACCGCGGCGGCGCAAGCGTATCTGGATGAAGCCGCCGAGACATACGCCGCCGGTAGCGCACAGGCATTAGCCTATGCGCGCGTGTTGGTGCTTCAAGCGTTCTTGGCCTCTGCCGCCGACGAAGTGGATTATGTCGAGAACGAGAGCCAAGAGAAGAGCAGCCAGAAGTTTGCACAGTGGAAGTCGCTTCTGGCTTACTGGCAGGGACAAGTGTCTGCGGGCGGCGGCGTGCGACCGGCAATTTTCGAGGTGTACTAGTGCCGCTCGCCGGAGGCGCACATCGTGATTAACGAGGCTGAGCGCGCGGCGAACGCGTGGCGACGCATCCAACGCAACCCGACATCGGTTGTCTTTGTTAAGCCTGCGGTGGTGACGGCGACAACGACCACGCCGGAGGCGGAATCAGACGCGCAGACGGTACGCATTTCGCCGGACAGCCGAGCGTCGATGAGCGAGAGCGTCACCGGCATGGCCGCCAAGCGCAGAGTGGTCGTATTTGGCATACGAAACCATGCCACTCTAGCCGACACCGACATAGAGATTGGCTATCGGTTTCGGCTTGACGGAGAATCCTATCGGGTGGACGACATCATCAAGCCGCCTGGAGAAATCCAGGCGCTATGTGAGGCGATTGCATGACCAGGTTACCGTCCTTTGCCGATCCTGCTGCCGATATTCGCAATTACGGCGACCCAAACGCGCTCTTCCGGCTGGTCGCCGATCCCGCTAGGGCGGGCGTGCCCGATCCCGCTAGGGCGGGCGTGCCCGATCCCGCTAGGGCGGGCGTGCCCGATCCCGCTAGGGCGGGCGTGCCCGATGTCGACGTTGAACGTGTCAAACAGAAGATCATGGAGCAGTATGGCGTGGAAGCCACAGATCGTTACTGTCGCGATCTGATCGCCTTTGTAGAGACATTGACCAATGCCGACGCGTGAACTTGAAATAGTGGTTTTTCTGCGGCTAGACGCCACATTGATGGCGCTTCTGACCGGCGGCGTCTATGCCGAATCTGTACTGCCGGAGCCAGGCATCACCGACGCCGCGGCAACGCCGACCGTGTGGACCGGCGGCGTCTTCAATCCTTGCAGCATCGTTCGAGAACGTGCGCCGATTCCGGATTTGCTGGTCGAGGAAAAAGGCCAGAAGATGAGCCAGGCGCAGGCAGTGGAAATCTATGTCTATAGCCGTGTGGCGGCTGATTTGGAGAGCGCGCACGATCTCATCTATGCGCTATTGCAAGGCCATCGTTTCACAAGCGCCTGGGGCGCGCGTTGGTGGGGCAGCATCTCCAACATGCGCGCGCCGGAATTGCCGAATGTTTGGATGGGCAGACGCGATTACCGGATCGTTTCCATCAAGGTCCCGATTGCAGTCTAGGAGAATATGAATATGAAGATGAAGAAACCTCTGTTTGGTCTTTTGATTTGGTCCGGTCTATTGGGACTGGTAATGGCGGCGTTCCTGATTATCTCGCAGCCTACGCCGCTTCAGGCGCAGACCGGGGTCGTGCGGTTCAACATCGTCAGCGTCGGGCGATTTCTGCGTCTCGTGCCGCGCACGGCAATCAGTGTAACCGCCGATGGCTATATTACGCCGACAGGCAGCTATCAGCGGTTGGACAGCGCCGGCAATGTGGCAACCAGCGGCGCAAATGTTGCCGTGATGACTGCCGGGACGATGCTCGTGTTGGTCAATCACGGCTCGAACACCATCACACTCACCGAGACGGGTACGTTGATCTCCGCCGGAAATATCGCGCTGGGACCGGAGGATTCTGCAATCCTGTTAAGCGACGGTACTTCGTGGCGGCAGATTTCAGGCTCGAATAACTAGGAGGCAGATATGGGTGATCGTACAGTGACGTTCGGCCTGGCCGATGGTCTCATTGCGACCCGCACCGGCACGGGTACATATGACGCGGCTATCGACGTGCCGCACATTCAGATGATGAATGCGACCGTGCGCGTGCTGTCGGCGGAAGGCACAGGCGACGACCGGATCGTCGCGCTGGCTTCGCGCATCATCGCCGGCACAGTGCAAATGCGAATGCAGGCCGTACCGTTCAACGTATTGGAGATCATTCTCGGTACAGATATCTACGCCGTCGGCGCGGACGATACGTTGGTCGAGACAATTCCGCTGATGGCCGGCACGCGGCTGCCGTGGTTTGGCGTCGTCGGACAAGGCCTTGAAGAGGAGGGTCTAGGCGACGTGATGATGTTTGCGCCCAAGTGCAAAGTGGCGAGCGACATCAGTTTGGGCACGATGGAATACGGCACATTGTCATTGGTCGAGTTCACCGCCACCTGTCTAGGCGAGGATGACTATCCGGTTCTGGCTCTGCAACAGCGCGCGACCATTGGCGAATTCGACATTCCGTTGGCAAGCATCCAGGCGTGACGCTGAGGCGTCTGTACCAATAAGGAACGCACATGGCAAATTCTCCACTAAATGGCAGCGCGCCGTCCAAAGAAACGCCGGCTACGCCATTGACGCAGGAGGCGTCCGTACCGATGACGCCGCTGACCGACTGGCGCGAACTGCGGCTAAATGGACGGGTGGACACCTTCCGGTGCAGCGGGCGCACCGTGCGCTGGAAGCCCGTCAACCTGGCGCGTGCGTTGCGCGCCGGGAAAGTGCCGGACAATCTCACCGCATATGTCGCCAAGCGCGCCTGGTCCGGCGCGGACGACAAAGACGAGCGCGATGATCTGACCAAGACCATCGAGTGGGTTGATTATCTAGATTGGATTGCCCAAGCCGCGCTGGTCTATCCCACGCTCGCGGATACGCCGGCAGAACAAAACATCTTGCCCGATGACCTCTACGACCAGGAATTGCAGGAGTTGGAACTTTGGGCGACCTATCCGCTGGCGGCGGTGCGCCCCTTTCCTGGACAGCAAAACACAGATGTGGACGCTCGGCATGAAAGCCGAACGGTCGAACCGGCTGCCGAGTGAGTGCGTGCCGGGAATCGAAGAGGTGGCTTGCGACTGGACCATCTGGCAGTTTGACAATGCTGTCCACTTTTTTATGACCGTCATCAAAAACGCACTGGAAGAGCGCGTCGAGGCCGACACAAAGAAGGAGCCGCGTTGGGAGGCCAAATATAGCCTGGACCAGTTGCTCGACGACGATTTCAGGCTGCCGCGTCCGCTGACGCAGGCGGAGAAGCGACGCGCGATTGGTGCGCAGGTCAAGGCCATGTTTGGCATGAGCGGGACGCGCAAGAGCAAGGCGAAACCGGGCGCTACGCCGAAGCCTTTCCTACCGCCGTCATTAGCGGAACAGTGGTTAGCGCGGGGACGAAAATTGTGATTTCCTGGAACATTCGCCCGGAAGAAGTTTGGCCTCGCATCGTGCAGGCGCAAGTTGACGCCATCGAAGCCGACATTGTGGCATTGGTGAATAGCTTGACGGATGATGCGACGGAATTTATGCAGGCGAACCATCGCTGGCAGAACCGCTCTGGACTGGCGGAAGGAAGCCTGAACGCCTATCTCTTGCACGGCGTCCGGCAATTTGTCTATCTGGTGCTCAGTCATGGTAGCGCCGTCATCGTGCCATATGCCTGGTTTCTTGAGTATTCTTTTGCCGGGCGTTTTGCCGTACTTGGGGACGCCGCCGATACCTTTTGGCCCGTCCTCTATCGAGGCGTAATCGATATTTTGAGACGACATAGCAGCTAGGAGCCTCTATCCACATGGCGACCGCACTACCGCCGCCCGGCGCAGGCGGCACGCCAACTGCCACAATCGGCGTCAATCTCCAGGCGCTCCAGGCAGCCCCAGCAGCCGCAAAAGCCGCGGCGCAAGCCACCTCCCGCGAAATCGACAAAGCATTCCGAGAATCGCAGCGCGCACAGGCCGCAGCGGAACGCCAACGCACGGCGGAAATGAAAGCCGTGCTAACGCAACGGCGCGTTGCGGTGCGCGTCGCCGCGCGTGAGGAAACCGAGGTGAAGCGCGCTGCATTGCGTGAACAGGCCGCGGCGGAGAGACAACATACCGCGCAATTAAAGGCGGAGCTTCAACAGCGGACCAATGCGGCAAGGGCAGCGGCGGCGCAACAGCGCGCGCTCTTACGCGGTGGGGCGACTTTCGCGGGTGCGGCGCTCGGTGGGCCGGTAGGCGGTATCGCGGGCGCGCTCGCCGGTGGCCCAGCTGCGTTACCATTGGCTGGAGGATTGCTCGCCGGGCAGGCCGCGCAACTGGCAGGGGCCAGTATTCGCGCCGCCTCCGATCTCACCGAGGCCATCAATAAGGTTGGCGTTGCCTTCGATGACTCCGGGCAGCGCATTCTGGATTGGAGTAAAAACAGTGCCACGGCGTTAGGGCAAAGCCGCCACGATGCACTAGAGGCGGCGAGTTCCTTTGGGTTGCTTTTCCGCGAGATGGGATTGGGTAGCCAACGGTCTGCCGAAATGTCCGAGCGCATGGTAGAGCTTGCTACGGATATGGCGAGCATCCACAACATTCGCCCGGAAGATGCGCTTGAAAAATTGCGCGCCGGTCTGATTGGGGAGACGCGTCCACTGCGCGATGTTGGTGTGCTGCTCAGTGACCAAGTGGTACGGCAAAAAGCCGTTGAGATGGGCTTGGCAAGTACAACCGCGGCGGTCAACGACCAGCAGCGTGTCTTGGCCCGCTATCAGTTAATCCTCGAACAAACATCACTGACGCAAGGTGATTTTGCCCGCACCATTACCGGCCTGGCGAATCAACAGCGTATCCTCAACGCGCAGTGGGAAGATGCCCAAACCAAAATCGGCCAGTTGTTGGAGTTTCCAACCAGCATCGGCGCAATGGCGATGAATCAATGGTTATCTACACAGATTGCCATGATGGATGTCTACACCGAGGCTATCCAACGAGCGGCGCGCGCATTGCATCTGCTACCGGCCGCGCCCGCGGCACAGGCCGGTAGCATCGGCAGCCGCACGGGCATCGGCGCAGCGCAGCGCGAGGGCATCCCGACTTTACAGCGTGAATTTACCGGCGAGCAGACGCAATTGATTTTGGACCGTTCCAGAATGCTAGTCAACATCCAACGCCAGGCCGACCGCGCCATCGTCGATAGTGCATCACAATTTGCCAAGCAACGCGCCGATGTCATCGCCAACTACGAAAAGCAGATCGCCCGTGAAGCCGAGGATTTTTCCCGGCAACGGGCGCGGGCGCAGACGAAATTTGAGCAATCTATTGTCGAGGTTATGCGGGATAGCGCCGAAAAGCGCGCCGAATTCCAGGAAGATTATGAAGATGACGTAGCCGACGCCCGCGCCAAGAGCAATGAAAAACTGGCGAAATTGCAGGTCGATTATGACCGCGACCGTGAACGCGCCGAGCGCAGTCATAGGAATACGCTCCTGGACGCCGCCTCTCGGCTGGACGCCGTGGCCGTATTTCAGGAACAGCGCCGCTTTGCCGAAGAAAAGCGCACCCGTGACGAGGATTTCCGAGACCGGAAAAAGGAAGAACAAGACAATCTCGACGAACAATTGCGGGAACGTCGTGAAGCGTTTGACGAACAATTGGAGGAAGCGCGACGCAACGATGCCAAACGCATTGCCGATCTGACCTCGGCCTTCGAGGAACAACAGCGTCTCGAAGATGAGGATCGTCAATTGCGCCTTGACCGTCAGGCGCAGGATCATGCTGACCAATTGACCGAGATGGACCGCGCGCAAGTGGAGCGCATCCAACAGATTAAGGACAACGCCGCCGAGCAACGCCGGCAATATGAAGAACAATTCCGGCTGGACGCCGTGGCCGCCGGTCTCCGCATTCAATCCTGGATCGATGAGAAAAACCGGATGACGGATGAGGCGATCAAGGCGTTTGACCGCTTTATGGACGAGGTGCTCAAACGTGTTACCCTGGGTGGCGGCACGACTGCCGGACAAGATCGCGGCGTGCCGGTCAGTGGCGGCGGTCCTATCCTCTCGCGCGCATCCGGCGGCCCCATCCCACGTACCGGGCTGGCGTTGGTGCATCGTGGCGAATACGTGCTCAACCCGGCCACGACCGCCGCGGTGCGAAACACGATTGGCGGGTTCGACCAGGCGGGGCTGTTGGCCGCCTTGCAGGGTAACGGCGGACGGTCCGTCACCTGGAACGGCGATGTGAGTGTGAGCATCGCCGGCAGCACGAACATGGGGTCCGGTGAGATGTACATCGTCGCGCGGCAGGCTTTTACGGATGCGTTAGGGGAGATTGCGAGCCAATGACCATAACACACAAAGTGAAGCCGGGTACTGACCAAGCCCTTATTGATCTCGTTACCATCACGCCGCAACCGGCCTCCAATGGCGTGGAATACACCGTGCGTGATGACGCCATCGACGGCAGTGTGACCGAACAGGGGCCGCATGTCGTGCATAGATTTGACGTCATGGAAGAAGATGCCGACTACCTGACATTGCTTACATTGTATGGTCTCAATACCGCGACGACGGCGTTGGTTACGGTGTTAGCCGAAAGC